ACCATGCAAACCATATGCAGCACGAGTGTCCATCTTACCAGAGCGGTCAGACCGCACCTCTGGCTGTTGTAAGCACCACTGAAAGCACAAACGCCCTGCTACGGTAATAGAGTCCACAAACAGAGTGTCGTACTTCTTCCATACCTCTGAAGCATCCCCATAAATCTGCGCCACATAATTGTAGTGTGATTCGCTGTACGGTTGATCGTCAGCCAACGATGGGTTTGGTCCACCTAAGAAGCAAGCAAGATCACGGCATTCTGCCCATGTGCGCGGACGAACGACATCAATAGGATGCCCTTCGATAGCTGCATCACCAGCTTCTAAGTCCATGAACAAAGTCGTAGGCGCATTGAGAGTACGAGCAAGTGTGGTTTTACCCACACCGCTTGCACCACATACCACGATCTTGTGACCTTTTTTCTCAGCCATACGCTGATCTGCTGTTATAATTTGTAGTGTCATTAGCTTTCCTCCAACTCTACTGTAAAGCGACCATTTTCGATAGTGCGACATTCCTCTAAAATCCGCTTGATAGCAGGAGGAGCGGCTGTAAACTTGCGTTCTTCAACAGCAAATGTCAGCTTTCCATAATGTCGTGCATCTTCATCCGACATTGTTCCCAATGTCTCACGCAACATATCTTGGTCCCATGTTACTTTTTTGGCTAAATGAACTTTAACCTTGTGATTTCCGTCAACAACGTAAGCTGTGCCAAAATCTTTACTATCGTTACGAAGAGCATCCTTCGCTATTGACATATAAGTGTCTGATAGCTGGTCTTCGATTTCTTTTAATTGAACTTTTAGATCGTTCATAGATGCTTTCAAAGTATCTCTACGATCAAATAAATCACGACTGTTCATGTCGATTCCTTTCCGCTGGTTACTAGAGTCCCAACTATAACCATACAGTGTGGGTGACTGTCAAGAACTTTTTTTAGATAATTTTTTTTGTATTAACTATTGACATCCTAAACTATATGGTATATAATGGGATTATCAAGGACAAGCCTTGGTGCGTTATTTGACAATCTAGCTAAAAGGATAAATTTATGAAAGACTATAACGAAATTGAAACAACCGAACTTCGTCAATGGTATATGAACGCATATGCAACACGAGGGTGTTTAGGTCACAAAAAGAATGATCGAAATAGACGCCTTACAGAGTTGTATGGAGAAGAACTTCAACGCAGAGGAACGAGCATTCCAAACAGAGAAGATGTTGATGAATTTGGAAGTTTTAATGGAAAAGGATCATCATAAATGTGGGGGCCTAGCGCCCCCCTTTTTTTGACAAGAATATCTCAATATCCAAACAAGCCTTCATGAGCTTCTTCTTTAGCTTAAACTCAGGGGTTTCAAATCCCTTGGCGTCTTCGACAATTTCATGCCATACGCCGTCTTTGTCTTCGCGCTTGTAGCGGAAGTCAGCAACGTAGGCGCATATCTTCTGATCATTTACCAGTAGGTTGTATCGAACCTGTAGCTCAAGGTCTTTGACCACTCCAGCGCGTTCAAGTGACTTTATATATAGATACCGCTCACCTTCCCACTTAGAGTCAAACTTGATACCTTGTATGGTAACTTTCTTGTTTCCGTATTTGGGTCTTGACCCACGCAGTTTGGGATTATATACAGTAGGGAAAGTCATTTATGGGAAGGAGTCTCCATGCCAAACCCCGGAAAATATAAATCCGTAGGTGTTTCGATTGAAGCCTACGATAAGCTAGTGTTTATCGCAGAACACGAGGATCGTGCTATCGGACGCCAACTTGCGCGTATGATTGATGAAACATACGGTGATATTCATTTGCGTGTCAACAACAAGAGATCAAGCGCAACACCCGTAGCCGTTGGCATTGGGGGTTTATCAACCGTTATTGAAGACTAAAGAAGTCCTGCGTTGCCCAACCCACCTAACAGTGTTGCGGCATCGGCTGGATTTTGTCGTGCGCGATCTCTAAGTTCTTTATTAACATTAGAGCGAAGAATATCAATTATACCAGCAGGGGCAGCAGGACCTCTTTGTGGAATAGTATCAGGAATTGATATTTGAGGCATTTCAGGTTGTTGAACATTTGGAATACTTGTTCGGTTTCCTTGCTCCTGTCTAAACATAGCACGAGGAAGTACGTTTTTAGCTAAACGACTGCCTTGTCCATATGTAGAACCTATTCCACGAGCAATCCCACCAGCCCTACCAGCCATTTGTCCTACATTTACACCTTCTTCAATTGCAGCTTGATTCATTATATCTATTACGCCTTGAGCGCGAGCTTCTGGATTATTTATAGTAGCACGCCTCATTGCTATGTAAGCCTTTACAGACTCTGGCTTGTTGAAAATACTTACAATTGCTCTAAATTTAGCTAATCTTCCTAACACATTAAGAGGATGTGAAAATATTCGAGAGAACATTCCTTGAGCAGCAATAGAGCCTTCTTTAGCCGCATCTTTACCAATAACAGCTAAATCGTCTCCAAAATCTTTTAGTGCTTTAAAAGTTTGTTGACCTTCTTCGTCTAAAATTTGTTTTAAAGAACCCGGTTTGTATTCGCTTAAAGTTTCTTGTAAAGACCTTGCTTTTGCAGCAGATGTAAATACATCTTCGTCAACTACACTTAGCACGTCTTGAAGAACAACATTCTTCATGTTTTGTTTCATTTGAGGGTTGTAGTCAAAAAACTTCATAATTTGACGCGTTTCGCTTTCAGTCAAATTAGGTTTTGTTAAAGCCTTAACAACGTCATCATAACTCGCAGATTTGTTCGGGTTGTTTAGGTCTTTAATAACACTTGTTTTCAGAGCCTCTGCTTGCTCCTTGTTTGCTTTAACAACATTTTCTAAGGAAATTATAAGATCGGAAGAACCTCCTGCATCAAAAACTCTTTGCACATCGTTTGCATTTAAAGTATTTTTTATACTTGTTTGTTGCATAACCTTTGCAAGTTTTTTAACTTCTCCCCACTCCTTGCCAAATAATTTAGGTCCAGTAGTTCCAAGTTTCATAATACTTTTTGCAAACGCCTTGCCGCTAAACGCTTGAGGATTTATTGGATCAAGTGCAGAATCCTTTATAGCCATACTAAAGAAACGGCCTCCAAGTTCGTCCAGTAATTCGTTTGGGTTATCGACTGCACTTATCACAGCCTGAAGGCGTTCAGGAGAATCTGGTTTAATAACTTTAGAAAAAAAGCCATCTGATATTGCTTGCGGACCTGCATCACCAAAGGCTTTTAAGTCTTGTATAGACCGTATAACACCAATGTTTGATAAATCTTCAAACCTACTAATGCCTTTTCTGTAATTATCATTAGCAGTTTTTCGTAACTTTGCGGCTTTTGCTAATATTTTTCTTGTGTTTGGAGGAAGGTTTATGTCTGTAGGAAGCACTAAGCGATTAATAATATCATCGCTGTCTAACATATTATCAAGAAGACCTTTAAGACTATTCAGTTGTTTTGTTCCTTGAGTTCCAGCACCAAACATTAAGCTGTCATTAACGTGCTTTCTAAGAGAAACAAGGTTTCTAAAACTAGCTTTCCCACCCGCATCTGTTAGTTCTTTTAATGAATTGTATGCAAGACCAACAGAACCTTCTAAAAGAGATGTTCCATGATCTTCTATCATATCATCAAATTTACTCATAAGACCGCTAGTATCAAACAATTTTACTTTGCCGCCTTCTTTGATAACTTGAGCGCCATTTAATGTGAGAGGAACTTGAAGTTGCGCCAAAGCATCGTCTATAGCACCATAAGCACTCCGCGATACGTCATCAAAAGCATTGAATGATTGAACTATACTGCCAAGAGTTTTTGCGTTTAAATCTAAATTCTCATCTACAGAAGTATATAGCATTTTCATGCCAGTATCTATGGCGTCAAAAGTTTCTGCGTGAGCTTTCTTTATATTCCCATTTAACTTTTCAAATTTAGAAGGAGCATACCACATTACGTCTTTAGCTAAATCTTCTACAGGATCACCTTTTATGGCATTAGTGAACATTTTCTTTTCTTCCAAAGCCACTGCTAGGTTATTGTCCATTCTAGTAGTATTTTTTGTTACATTTTCACCAAAAAGTTGAGTGAATGCTAGAGGTTCTGGAGCGTTAAGTGAACGCATAGATTGAACGTATCCTTTGCCAACCAACCTGTCACCTTGGTCTAGTTGTTTTAAAGTTACTTCATCCATTGCACTAAGAGAGCCGCCTGTGCGACCCGCTATTGACTTACCAGCACGACCCAAACCACGCGCTCCTGCGGCTACAACAGCGCCAGCAACTTCGCCACCAGCACCAATAACGGCTTCTATAGCTACATCTTTGGCTACCTCACCAAGACTTTGAGTTTGAACTCCAAGCAACGCCTCAATAGCTTCTTCTATTGCTTGCCCACCAGCCGCACCAGCGGCTGCGCCACCAATCGCCCCAATCCCAAAAGTAAAACCACCACCAGCGATAGCACCACCAATAGAACCTATGGTTTCAGGTAAGATACCAGTAAAGTCAGCAAAATCTCGCATACTAAAACCTTCATCTTCAATAATGAGGTTTTTACCGATTGGCTCCATACCACGAGCCTTTTGGCCTGCTTCAGTTAAAGCAAGGCGTCCAGATGGATCACGCACATAGCCATCTTCGCCAACAGTCTTTCTTAAAATGGCTTCACGATCACCTTCGGTTTCACCAAAGGACATCAAAGCACGAAGTTTGCCGTCTGCACCTGAGTCGTAATCAAACATTTCACGGTCTTTATTCGTTCTTTTATCAGCAATTTGTGTTAAACTTTCACCTGAATTTAAACCAGCAAAAGCTAAAGACGCCATCAAGTCTGACACTTCGCTAGTTTCTTTATTTTCTTTAATTGCTTGTAGGGCATCAAAACTCTGTCTCTCATTCAAAAGACCTGACTTCAAACCCTGTAGTAAATTAAACTTTGTTCTGTCATCCATTACTGATCTACTCCCATCGCTTTCAAATCAGCGTTCATAGACTTTCTTTCCTTTTCTGTAAGATCACCATCTCCAAAATAACCAGAAATTTGTTTACCTGAAACTGCGTCAAGATTTGTTAGTCCTTCAAGAATTTTATTTTCTTCTCCGATAACAACATCGTTGTATAGTTTTGCAAGTTTAAATTCTATTAAATCTGGATTTGAAAGTAATGTTTTATCTCCAACAATTGATTTTACAAGTTGACGTTCAAAATCAGATGTATTTTTGCCGCCTTCACCTAATATATTGCTTGCTTGTTTCGCTTGTAGTTCTGTTAAAAGAGCTTTCATTTTCTCGTTTGGGTTAGCACCTTCTGAAACATTAACTCCAAATGCACTTGCTGCACTGTCCACAACGTCCACTAAAGTGCTAAATACATTTACAGCACCCTCATCTGACATTGTTTGAAGGTTTATAAATTTTTCTTTATTTGTTTGATTTGATTTAAATCTTTTTTGAAGCGCTCTGTATGCAGAATCAACTGCTTTAAGGTTAGAAGGTTGAACTTGTCCACGCTTACCTTTATTTGGATCAGCGTAAAATACGTCTATAGTGTAAAGAGGATCATCGTCCCCTGTTATAAGAGACATTGGCTGTGGAGTGGTATTAAAATATTCTTGAGCTTCTGGTGTTTTCATAGCCTCTGATACAACAGAACTCCAAACTGATCCGGGCAATACCTCAAACTGATCAGCAAAATCAGGATTTTTCATAAGTTTGTCTAACTCATATTTGCTCAAAGATTTACGCTTTCCCTCTCCCTGCGCTAAACTAGCCAACAAACCTTTTACATCTTTAGACTTTGGAACAACAAAATAATCGGTACGCTCCATTGCTTTTTCTCTAGCCGCAAGAGCTTTAGCTTCATCAGCAGATTGAGATTCAAGAGCATATTTACCAGCAGCTATACTATCCAAACGAGTTCGTTCTCTAGCTTTCTCAAGCGCAGGCATGGCTTTCTCACCAGCCGCACCTGTAGCTGTCAACATTTTACCTACGTTAAATCCCTTGCCAGCCTTGTTTTGCATAAGAGCTAGGCCAAAAGTCATCAAGGCATGGCTTTTGTCAACTTCACCGCTAATGTCAATGCCAGTAGCTTCTGCAAATTTTTCTTTGTAATCTTTAATATCTTTAACTGGAGATACTTCAGGTCCTGCACCTCTAGCGGCTTCTATGTAATCGTTCATAGCAGCTATAGATGCTTGCTCAATATTCTCTTTAGTAATTGCTGTGGAATCAGCAACACTCATAGTATTCAAACCACCTTTAGAATCCACAAGTTGTTTTTCTTTTGCTCTAAACGCTTCAGCTTCTGCCGCTCGTTTTTTCTCCGCAGCTTTTTTTATAGCCGCTTGTTCAACTTGATATTCAACATCTAAACCTGACATATCTATTTGAGGAATATCTACGACTGCTTCCAAACCACCAAACTCACCTAACAAAGTTGGGTCTGCTTTAATTAGTTTTTGAAGTTCGGCTTGTTCAGCTAATCTTGCGGCTTCTGCTTCAGCTTGAATTTTTTGCGACCCATACTCAGTTGGTTCAGCAAGTTTTTCAACGATTGGTTCTGCAATTTTCATGGCAGGACCCATAAAAGGCCCATAAGGGCTTCCTATTAATCCAAGGGATTCTCCAAAATCTATAACTGATTCAGCGCCATACCCCAAGCCTTGCAACAGTTTACCACCAAATGTATCGGCTCTTTCTGTTCCAAAGGGTCCTGATCGTTTCTTTAATTCCGCGTTATATAGTTCTAATGGATCAGCCATAGTTACCTCTTATTGGTTCATGCCTTGGTATGTAGCGTAAGCACCTACACCCTGAAGGAAAGGATTTGGAGCCGAACTTGGCGCAGTGTTAAAC